GTTAACAGATGCTATAAATATTAAAGATGCTCATATAATAAACATAGGTGTAGATTTTAGTATATTACCTAGACCTGGTTTTCATAACCAAGAAGTTTTATTGAAATGTATAACAAAGTTAAAATGTATATTTGACATCGATAACTGGTCAATAAACGAACCTATAATATTACCTAAGATAGCTACAGAATTAGATAAGGTTGAAGGAGTGCAAACAGTTAAAAGTTTAAGAATTTATAATTTATTTGATGAAAACTTAGGATATTCTGGAAATATATACGATATAAAAGGAGCTACAAGAAACGCAGTTGTTTATCCATCTATGGACCCTTCTATATTTGAAGTAAAATATCTAGATGACGACATCAAAGGTAGAATTGTGGGATATTAAAAATGATATATACTATATACTCTAAAAAAGATGCGACAATATATGAAGGTACAGGAGCTGCAGCAGATATAGATACTTTTTATCAAAATACTGGTATTGACGAGATACTTGAAATACAAAAATTGGTATCATCATCAACAACTGCAAACACTTATAATTCTAGAATACTTACTCACTTTGATATTGACTGGACAAAGATAAACGCAGGCTCTGCATCAAAAGCTGCGCACAATAGAATATATCTCAATTACTTTACAACAGAAGTTAATCAGATACCTTATTCATATTCACTTGTAGTACATCCTGTATCTCAATCTTGGAGTATGGGAATAGGAAGAAAAGGACACAGACCAAAAACTTTGGATGGAGTAAGTTGGAAAAATAGATATGGTGATGGTACAAATGGAGTATTGTGGATGACTGCAAGTGCTGGTCTTCCTAACCCTTGGCCAGGCGCAAAAGGTACAGGCTCAAATGGTCCAACTGTAACAGGAGGAGGTAATTGGTATACAAAATCTTTTTCAGACCTAGTGTTTAACCACGAAAATACAGATTTACGATTTGATGTAACGGATATAGGTTTAGATTGGAGTTCTTCATATTATCCTAATAATGGATTTATAGTAAAGAGAAGCGGCTCGCAAGGTGCATATAAAGCAGAAGCTGACGAATTAAATTATGGAACATTAAAGTTTTTTGCAGAAAATACACATACAGTATATCCTCCAAGATTAGAAATATGTTGGAAAGACGAAACTCATACAGGAACAGATTCTTTAGAAGACCTAGATATGTCAGATACTGGAGCAGTATTCTTTTATCTAAAAAATAATAGAGGTTCTTATAAACGAGGAGGCAAAATAAGATTTTGGACTTATGGTAGAGAAAAATATCCTGTAAAAACCTATGGAACAACTTCTGCAGAATTAGCTATAAAAACTATATCAAGTTCTTTATTAAATTATTCTATAATAGATGTAAGAACTAACGAAACTATAATACCTTATGACCATTTCTTTACAAGAATATCTGCAAATTCAAAAGGAAATTATTTTGAAATATATTCAGATAGCTTAATGGAAGAAAGAGAATACAAAATACAATTAAGATACAGACCGTCAGAAAACTCTACAGATTATACATATTATGATATAAAAGATACATTTAAGGTTGTTAGATAGATATGAAAAAAAATATTTCAAATATTCCAAAAAGACGTAGAGACCTGAATCTTACTCAAGCAGAAGAAAGCGTAAAAGGAATCAGATATAGAGAGATAAAACAAGACGGTACAAAAGAATTAGTACCTGAGCTTGTTGAAGAAACTATATACACAATGATGAACATAGTTGAAGGCAAAAGTTATGATGCAAAAATAGGAATCATATCACAAGATAAACTACTACCAGAAGACCAAAATACTTTAACTGAAGCAGAAACTTATATATCAGAAGAAGATTTACTTCCACTACCAGGTATGTTAGTTTATTCTTCACGAGAAGGTGTTTTTATGAGACAGGCTGGTATAGAAATATTTGGACAACAAGATGATTTTTCAGAAATTGATTTTGAAGAAGATGCTGAAGTTCAAGTTCCACCAACTATAAACGAAAGTTTAGGTCAGAATGGTATCATTGCAAGAAACGGTAAGTGGTTATCTAAATCTCAAAGCGATGTTGCAAAAAGACTTGGCGAAGAGATGATATACTATATAGAAGCTAATCATCATTTACATATGTATGTTGACGCATATAATTATATGGATGACGACCCATTAGGAAAAGATGCTTCTATTACAAATAGAGAAAATATAAAGTGGGAATGGAGATTTTCATCAGGTGAAGAAAACTATGATGTAAATGTTATTGAAAAAATTGTTAGTACCAAGCCACTACTACAAATAGAAGATATACAACGAGCAAATATAGGAAGATATACATGTCACGTATCAAATGAATATGGAAAAGTTAAATCATGGACAGTTATGGTACATGTTAATAGACCTGGTGAAGTAAAAGAACAAAAACTTGTAATGGGAGATGGACAAGAGGTAATGACAGGTCAATATACTTGGGTTGCAAATGATAATTCTTCTCAACACGATGAGTTATTTACAATGTATGATGACAAGTGGCTATGGGGACCTGATAATTCAGGTGATTCTGTATGGATAAAATGTTATTGGGATGAAACCTCTGCATGGTGGAAACAAGAAACTACTAATGAAAACTTTATCTTTGACTCTGAACTTTATCCTACTACAGAAGGTACTGTTTGGGAAAGCGACGAAGATACTGAGGAATAAAAATGGCAATGTACGGTGAAAATCAAACTTCTAAAAGAGGTAAAGCAAATGGAATGAAAAAGTCACCTCTTGAGCAGACGATAATGATGCAGGCGTTTGACCAAATCGATGCTAATCAAGGTAATCAAAAAAAGATATATACAAACTTTGGTAGAAGTGATTTTGACCAAGTTGAAATGCACGTATATGGTGGAAAAACATTAATAGATTCAGACTACGCTGTTAATACATGGTTCCAAAATTTCCACCCTAATTGTCCTGAGCCTCATATAAAACTTGATATACACGAGGATATAAGAGAGCTAGGATATATAAACGGTGAATTTAATTTACAGTATAATTTCTATAGAAATATATTAGGTGGTAGCGACAAAAAGTTTTATATACACGCAATCTCACCTTCTCGAGAAGAAATAGTTATAACTACATCAATTGATGAAGAAAGAGATAAAGCAAAGTTATTCGGTAGACAATCTTTTCACGAGGTAGGAGCATCATCACAATTCTTCCCAGATGCTATGCTGAATTTACAAGACAACAGATTTGTAATAATTAAAGGCTGGCGTACTCATTCAAAAGGTGTTGCGTTAAAGTTATACAAGCCACTACCTAAAAATATTGCTCAAAGAGATAGTTGTTGGGTTGTAAGAAAGATGATTGAACCTATCGAATTTAAGATAAGGTTAATCAAACAAGTAGTAGAAGCAGTAGGTGGTGAAATACGAGGACCAAACTTTGAGGTACAAATACAAGGTGGAGATATTGGCGAAACAGATTTTCAATCTTGGGATGATATATTAGGAACTAATTCTACAAACAAACAAGATTTATTAAATAAATTTGTATCAAGCTCATTAGACTCTGCAGAGTTAAATATAGATTATGGTAATTACTTTGACTTTGTACATTTTAGTAGCGCTTTAGAAAGATTAAAAAACTTCAAATACAAAATGCAATTATTAGAACACTACAGTTCATCAATTGCAACATTAGAAGATATAAGCCCTGGTCAACAGACAACTTATTCAAATAACAATATACAAAATTTTAGAACAAAAATAAATGAAGTAAAAAATGGATTTAGTGGATACGAAAAACATTTATATTACGCATCTTCATCTTATTATACAAGTTCTACAGGTATAGTACACCAAACAACATGGCCAAAAACAAATGCTATACAGCCTTATACACAATCAACAGTAGGTTCAACTGAAGCTGTTGCATGGTTTGCGTCTCAATCAAACGTTGCATTAGATTATGATGTAAAAAATCCTAATAATTTAGAAAATACAATACCTTTTCACGTAAGAGAAGACGAAGACAATTCAAACTATCTATTATTTGTTAATATGGTATCTGAACACTTTGATGATGTATATACATACGCATCTAAATCACTTCAGATAACTTCTCGTGTCAATCCTCTCTATGAAGGTTTATCAAAAGATATAGTATATAATGTACTTGCTTCTTTTGGTTGGGAATCATATCAAGGTTTTCATTTTACAGATTTATGGGAATACGCTTTAGGTGTAAATGCAGATGGTATATACGGTCAAACAACTAGCTCTAATACTCTTGTAAATGTTTCTAGAAGTATCGCTGGTGGTGGATGGATTGCAACATCTGAAAGCCAAGTTCATACAAGATACGCAACCCCTCAACAAAGACAGGCAATTTATACAAGAGATGATGTATCAAAAGAAACATGGAAACGAATGTTGAATAACCTTCCTTATTTATTAAAAACAAAAGGAAGTGAAAGAGGTATTAAAGCACTTATAACAACATACGGTTTACCTCCAACTCTTTTAAGAGTATTTGAATACGGAGGTCCTAGAAAAGTAAGAAAAACAGATTCATATGTTAAATATGATAAATTTAGTTATTCATTAGAGTTCGATGGAATAAATAGCCACGTACAAATACCGTGGGGTAAAATAAATGCAGCGTCACATCCTAACGGAGGTTCTACTGCAAGAACTCCAGATGCTTGGGAGGTAAGATTTAATACATGGACTGCAGAAACACAATCTCTTTGTATAATGGCTGGAACTGAGATAGGTGGAACTCCAAGAATGTCTGTAATGTTAAAACCTCATCCGCTTGCTAGTACTAAAACATCAGGTAAATATAATTTTGGAAAATTAGTAATTTCAGATAAAGGTGCAGGTACTTTTGCATCGGCATCAACAGATTATATGCCTATTTATGATAACGATTGGTGGAACGTAATGGTGTCAAGAACTACTGCTTCTTACGGAGGTGCACAAACACTTAAGCTTAGCGTAGCTAAATCTGCAGACCATTCAAATGCAAGAATGACACATACATCAAGTGTTAAAATTGTGTTAGCTGATGAAGACAATACTTGGAATAGAGATAATTACTTTTTATTAGGTCAAGGTACATCAAGTGCACAAGCAGGTGACGATGAATATTTTTCAGGTTCAATGCAAGAATTTAGAACATGGGCTCTTCCTTATGGAGACCAATTTGCATTAGACAGATGGAATGAACTAGGTCCTTTTTATAATCATGCTAGAGACCCTTTATCGATAGAAGGTTATGGAGCTACCGGTTCATATGCTCAGGTTGTACAAAGATATTCAATGGGTGCAGACTTAAATAGATATAGTAGTTCGTGGGCTGCAAATACAAATATATCAAGTAGCGCACCAAGCTCTAAAAAATTACTAAACCCTTGGTCAACAACAACATTTACTTCTACAGTAGCTTCTGCTTCTTTATTTTCAGGAAGCATAACAACAGACTGGCCTACTGAAGAAGAAAGATTTTATACTGCAATGCCAGACTTAATTGGTACAAGAGAAATATCTGATAAAACAAGAATAGAAAGTGCAGAACTTATAGGAAGGCTTGATAATAGAACAAAAGTAGAAAGAAGCCAATTTGATAAAGCACCATTAGATTCTAATAGAGTAGGTGTATATTATGCTCCGCACTTTGAAATAGATTTAGATATAGCACGAGAATTAGGAGGTGCTTCATTTGACAATTATGTAGGTAATCCTTTAGATGTTAGAGACGATGAGTATAAAAGATTGAGAATGCTAAGAAATCATTATTGGTATAAACATGACAACCCATATGATTTTCATGAATACTTAAAAATTCTAAAACATTTAGACCATACTTTATTTAGACAAATCGAAATGCTAATACCAGCAAGATGTAATGCTCAAGTAGGACTTCTTGTAAAACCTAATATGCTTGAAAGACCTAAAGTAAAGCAGATGTTTGCAAATAAAGACGAGAATCATTACGAAGGAACAATTGATACTAGCATTGTAAAAATTAGAGCAACAACAACTACATTAGGCGGACCTTATTATAGAGGTGAACGAAATACAGAAAGATGGAAGACACCAGAAGGATTAAATGAGGAGTTAGACGCTTTACAGGCTCATACAGGTTTTCAAACTTATGTAAGTAAATCAGGTGCAGGTGTTGATACAACATTTGTTACTGACCAGTCTGAAGGTGCTGTCGTAGCAGAAATCGACACAAGAATGACTTATGGAGGTCATAATTTAGAAGACGCAGGAGCAAGATATATTTGGAGAAACATGCACCAATGGAAGTGGACACACCCATCAAGTGGTTCATATGTAAAAGGTAATTGGTATTTTACAGACGATGCTTGGTTCCAACAAGGAGGAGCTTCATACGAAAACGCTATGGAATTTTTAGCAGGTGACTGGGATGGTAATGGAGCACAGAAATTTCACGGGTTCCAAAACATATTTGCAACTCAATCGGTAGGTACTGGACCAAATGGAGGTACAATAAATCCTTCAATCGCATTCAAAGGAAGTCATAATAGGCTTGCTCTTAATAACGTACCTAGATTCAATGGAAGACATGATTCATCATTTATGTCTCAAGAAAAAAGACAAAGAGTTAAATTTACAGATTTTGGTAATATAAAAAATTATCATCATCAAAGAATGTCTAGAATATATTATACAAAAAAATATTGGTATTTGTCACCAAAGAACAATATGAGAAATAGTGGAAGTACAGGAGGTCATCACCAACCAGCAGTAAGTATGAGTGGATGGTCACCTGCAGAATTAGCAAATGGATTTTATAGGTCAGGTATAAGACCTGTAAGTAGTAGTTATCAAAGAGCTGAAGTACAAGATTTTAGACCTACAGCAATGAGTAATTTATTTCATGGAGGTTGTAAATTAGTAGGTTCTGATTTTAACATGCCTGTTCTTGCAACGGTAGATGGTGGACCTGTTGTAGAAATAGTTGATACAAATCCTAATCAGCTAACTATTACAGGAAGAACAGCTGCAGGAGGTGACATATCAGCAACAGGAGAAACAATGACACGTGCATTGTAAAAAAACAAATTAAAGATATATTTATATATAAATAAATCAATGGAGTAAATTATGGGCTATTTAGATAAAACAACGATAACGGTAGATGCAATTCTTACCAAAAAAGGAAGAGAACTATTAGCAAAAGGTTCCGAAATGTTTAACATAACACAGTTTGCACTTTCTGACGACGAAATAGATTATGGTCTTTGGGATGTAAACCATCAATTAGGTACAAATTATTATGGACAAGCTATTGAAGCTATGCCTTTAGTAGAAGCTGTTCCTAATGAAACGTATACTATGAAACATAAATTGGTAACTCTACCAAAAAATATTTCTAGAATGCCAACTGTTACAGTAGGTGTAACATCTATAACATTACAGCATGGTGGTGATAAAGCTCCAATTACTCCAAATACAGCAAACTTCGCCAATGGTAATGCTACTTATGGATATACTGCAATATTAGCAGATTCAGATGTTTGTTATCTTAATGTAGCTCAAGGAGGAAAGATTAATGCTGCATATAATCCAACCGTTGCAGATTTTATAGGAGATACAGGAAACTCTGTATCTTTAGTAGGTACAAGATTTGAAATTGTTGCTAAGCCACAACCAATTGAAGCTAAGTCAACTACTCTTACAATAATTGGTAATGAAACAGGAGGTTATGTAACAATTAACGTAACGGTTAATAAAGAAAGTACTGCAACTAACTTAGTTGAAGATTACTACTACGAGAAATAATAGGGAATAAAACATGGCAACAAGATTTAATAGAGATAATGCACTATCAAGAAATTATTCAACGCGTGTCGGTGGTCGTAATAGATGGTATCTCCAGTAAGACCTACTAAAAGATACGTAACACCATTATATACAAAATTTGCTCCAGGTGACATTGTAGTTAATGCACAGGCAGATACAATTACTGCTGCTATGTGGTCGAATAATGATGGCGAGCTTAAATTAGCACAAACAGAACTTTATACTTCATCTGTACAAATGGCAGCATCAGGTTTATATTATGGTGAAATATATAGAGATAATCCACAGTTAACAGCTTCTGCAGAACCACAGTTTGCAGTAGCTTATGGTAATTCACATGGCTCAGGTTCTGCTCCAGTATCAGAATATGCTTCTGAAGGTATGACTCCAACAAAAGCTATCTATCAACAATATAGAAATCTTTGTTTGGCACCAGGAGATGATTTGTTTACAATAACAGATTCAAGTGGTAATGTATTTAATGAAACTGCATCAATTTTCCTCAACATTAATCGACAAAGATTTAAGGAAAGAATAGACCCAGGTAATTGGGAATTGCATTTTTCTTCTTCAAAG